GACTTAGACCGCAACAGACCAAGAGCAGAAGTATTGATAGAGTTCTACCAGAAGCTTAAAGGCGATAGGCAAAACTTTGAGTCTTATTGGCAGAGTCTTCACGATTACTTTTATATTGAAGCAGAAGATATTTCAGTTACTTACTATCCCGGGAGCGAAGTCACGCAAGCCTATTTATACGATGCTACTACGCTCGAAAGTGCGGATGTCCTAGCTTCCGGATTTATGAACTATCTCACACCACCTACAAGCAAGTGGTACGGGCTAACGCCTAAGAAGGCTGAACAACGAAGCAATAAGAGAATATGCACATACCTTGAAGATGTGCGTGATGAAGTCAACTATGCTTTGAATAAGTCTAACTTCTACAATCAGATAATCGCAAGCTACAAAGGTTCAGGTGTGTACGGTACAAGCGCAATGATCGAAGAAGAAGACCTTGAAGATGACATTAGGTTCAATTCATTACCTATCAAGAACATTGTGATTGTTGAGGATGGCAGGGGGCGTGTTAATGAATACTTCTTGGAGTTTGAGTATACAGCGTATCAAGCCGCTTCACGTTGGGGAAAAGACAAGCTATCAACTGAAATGCAAAGAGAATGTGAGCAGGAGACTAGAGGGACTAATACACATAAGTTTCTGTTGCACATCGCCAAGAGATACATACTTGAGGTTCAAAAGTCTGACCGTAAGAATATGCCAATAGAAGCGCTGTGGTTGGATGAAGAGAATAAGACTGTTATTGATGAAGGCGGTTACCAAGAGTTCCCGGCGTTCTGTCATAGGTTTGATAAGCGGCCAACGATTGTTTGGGGATATGGGCCAGGGATGAAAGCTTTACCTTTTGCCCGTATACTCAATGCGATTGCAAAGACAAACTTACGAGCGTTTATGAAAGCGACTGATGCGGCTATTGCTGTACCAGACAATGCGTTCATTATGCCATTCAATCAGAATCCTAGAGCGATCAACTATTACAATAAGAAAGTTATGGATAGGGGCGCTGCAGACATCATCACTCTACAAGGCGGCGCTAATCCAGAGGCAGGTCTTAAAGCTATTGAGTATTACACACATTGTGTGACTTCATTGATGTATAACGATATCTTCCTTGCGTTCAATCAAATTGACAAGCGCATGAACAATCCAGAGGTCATGGAGCGGATTAACGAGAAAATGACCCTATTAGGCCCCGCAGTAGGAAGGTATATATCAGAGATGCTTAATCCGATTATCATTCGTACAATAGGCATCCTAGCCCGCAGGGGACGTCTTCCAAGACCTCCTGATGAGTTTAGACAGAATCCAGAGTATGAGATTGACTGTATCAGTGTGTTGGCACAGGCACAGCGTAGAAGCGAGTTAAATGCGCTTGTCCAGGGATTGACACTAGTAGGGCAGATGAGTCAGTTTGCGCCACAGGTTACGGACAAGGTGGATCCTGATAAGGTAATTGATGAAGCATGGGCAATAACCGGAGCTCCCGACAGGGTATTGCGTGATGATGGAGAAGTCCAGAAGTTGCGGGAAGTAAGAGGCAAGATGGCGGCACAACAGCATCAAATGGAGCAAGCGGCGCAGGGTGCGGCTACTGTGAAGGATGGTAGCGCTGTTGATTTGAACCTAGCTAAAGCAAAGGCGGCAGGTGGCGTAGCAATGCCGAGCAAACCACAATGAGTGAAATAATTGTATACAATTTATGGTGCGGATATTGCGGTCACTTTGTGAATGGATCGCAAAAGGATTTTATTGACCATCTACATACATGTGAATTGAAATTATGTGAAAGGATTAAGAATGACCGTCAACGAAGCTAAAGCTTTAAAGAGTAATATTCACGCTTGCTTTGATTCAGCCCCAGGTAAAGAGGTCATGCTCTACATTGAAAAGATAGGCGGTTGGTATCCAAGCTATGCGGATTCAAACGAAACAAATGATATTATCGCCCGTGATGCTAACAGGCGTTTGATAGGAACATTGAAATCAATAATGATGTTAACACCCGAGCAGATAGCAACGCTCACAGAGGAGGATTAAATATGGGAGTCAACGCGGCTAACTCTTTAGCAGACCCGATATGCCCAACATATGCGGCAGGCACAGTATCGGTAAATTCAGGTAGCACAACAGGTGACCTTCTTAATGACAGCGCAAAACCGGGAAGCGCCAATGGATATATAAATAATTGGAGCAATATAGCTATTGGAGTTGCGCGTGTTGGTGGATTCAACAATGGATGGACTAATGTGTGTAATAGCCAAAACATTACACCAACATACTCAAGCGGATTGGTATCGTTCGGCAATACAGGTAGACAAAGCTAATGGGAGCAAATACTCAAAACTCTTTAAAGGACCCTATCTGCCCGACCTATGCGGCAGGGAGCATTTCTATTATGAGTGGTACGGGTACAGGAGATGTATTAAATGACAGCGCCCTTGCAGGTCAGCCTAACGGTTATAACAACACGATCACAGGATTTACCGTTGGCTCATTTAATAACGGTTGGGAGAACGGATGTTGGAGTCAGAACGTAGTCCCAACATATTCAAGTAGTCTAATCCGATTCGGGTTAGAAGGAAGGCAATCATAATGGCACGTACAGGTAAAGCAGAACGTCGTAAAAACAAAAGGAGATAAACATGGCATTACTAGAGGATAACGCTGCCCAAACAGCAGGTGCAATTAGTGGTGGCCCAGATGCCGCAGGTGCGGTAGCAGGTGCAGGTCAAGCATGGAATTGGAAGTCTCAACTAACACCAGACGTTAAAGGAAGTCCTTTGACATCTAAGTTTGATGACACGCCTGACGGTTTAAACAAGGCGCTGACCAGTTATGCTAACCTTGAACAGCTTTTAGGACATGAGAAAGTCCCAATCCCTAAAGACGTTAATGACGTTGAGGGTTGGAATAGATTTAGTAAGGCAATGGGGATACCTGATAAGGCAGAAGGATATGGTCTTGCAGATGCCAACATTCCAAAGGACATGGCGGCTAAAGGTCTGACACTGGATAAGAACCAGTTCGCAGAGATCATGCACGCTCATAAGGTACACCCGGCGGCAGTTAAGGGAATATGGGACACGTATCAAAAGGTCAACGTGGAAGCGTACAGTAAATCAATGAACGCCCACAAGGAACAGTTGGTCAAGACTGTCAATCAATTAAAGAGCGAGTGGGGCGATACCTATGACACTAACGTTGAGTTAGGTCAGATGGTTATAAACAAGTTCTCTGCTGACAAGGACACAAACGATTTTATTACCACGGTGGCTTCAAGTGATCCGCGCTTGATTAAGTTCTTAGCGCAAGTAGGTAGTCAGTTCGCTGAAAACAAGATTCCCGAGTTCCAGATGAAACGCTTTAGCTTATCACCGGCAGATGCTAAAGAGGAATGTTTAAAGATGTCTAAGGATATGAACGGACCGTATATGAATCAAGCGGGCAAGTTTACTGACCGCGAACACGCAGCAGCGGTTGATCGTTACAATATGTTGATTGGTGTAGCACAACGAGCTAATGGATAAGCGAAAGCCCTGTTACTCGTTGAGGATGATTTACGGATAAGCTGAAATGCCCCGCGTATTACCGAAAGGCCCCTGAAAAGGACAAGCTGTAATGTAGTTGAAACAAGGAGTCAGTGATGGCTGATACACAAGCAACAATTTACGCACAAGCGTATTCACAGAACATTATGCAACTTGCTCAACAGAAATATAGCAAGCTCATAAACACTGTGTATATGAAGCCCAACGTGCGTGGGAAGACCTTCTTCCAAGACCAAATCGGTCAATGGGCTATGTCTCTCAAAGCAGGTAGAAACTCTCAAACCCCTAACAATGACCCGAACTTGGCTCGTCGTATGGGGACAATGTTAGATTACAATGATGCTCGTTTGCTTGATAGAACTGACGAGTTAAAAGTAATCTCTGATCCTCGCAGTGCTTATACCATTGCGGCAGGAGAATCTATCGCTCGTCAGTTAGACGATTCGATTATTCAGCAAGGTATGTTAGGCAACGCTTCCGCTGGTGAAACAGGCTCATCGTCAGTTACTAATAGTAACATCGTATTGATGTCGTCTGCTTCTATGACGCTTGCTCGTATCATCGCAGTTAAGCAACAGTTTGATATTGGCGACATTGAGATGGAAGATCGTTATATTGCGATTCGTCCTGATGCTTTGGACAACCTCTTGAATACCACAGCCGCAACATCATCTGACTACAACAGCGTGAAAGCGTTGGTTCGTGGTGAGATCGATACGTGGATGGGATTTAAGTGGAATACTACAACCCGTATTGCGGCGGCTTCAACTTCAACCTTGATCGGTATCGCTTACCAGAAGTACGGTGTCTGCGCGGCTTTGTCAGATGCTCCTATGGTTCGTACTGATGAACGGTTTGACTTGTCGTATTCTTGGCAAGTGTATTATGAAGTTAATATCGGCGCTGTGCGTCTTGAAGAAGCGCGGGTCGTAATAATGAATGAAGGCTAGTAACAAACACTCGGCAGAGTACCGGGAAAGGAAAGCATCATGGCTAATTATAACGCAACACAAGTTACAAATTATCAAGCTGGCGGTTCAGGCGATAACCTTATCGCTGACGGCTATGTCAAGGCAGTTGAAAAAATCTGGTTAGACAGTTTCACCTGGGGGTTGACTACTTCACCCTCCACCAGTGATACTATCTTGATCGGATATATCCCTGCTAATAAAAAGATTGTGGGAGTTGAAGTTTATGTTCCAGTAACCTTTGCTCCTACAACTTGTGCGATCAACGTCGGATTGTCAACCAGCACAGGGTTGTTGATTTCAAACTCAACAGCCTATATTGTTGGCGCTGTAAGTACAGGCACACAGAATCTCTGTTCAGTGAGATTGAATAATCCCATTGGCATGGGTTATGTGGTGACATCTGGTACCACCACAACGTCTGGTAGTACACAGGTCTTGGTAAACGTTATGACACCTATTTATTTGACCTTAGGTGGCGCAAGCTTAACGGCTCCAACGATCGGGACTATTACCACGATCTTACGGTACACATAGAGAAATGGGGCGAAGGTGCGTCTATCACCCTAGCCCCTTTCTTTTAAGGAGAGATCATGGCCAATTCCCAGACGCAAATCATAAATAAAGCTCTTGTGCTATGCGGAGCTACGACAATCATAAACATTGATGACGGCACTCCTAATTCTATTGCATTAAGCAACGTCTATGAAATGTCCTTACAGTCTATTCTTTCAGAGTGTAAGTGGAATTTCTGTACTATCAGGACACAGCTTTCTGTTTCCGCAATGCCACCAGCTTATTATTATCCGGGCGAAGTTGTCACCTATCAACTTCCGTCAAACGTTATAAGAATCTGGATGACGAACCCCGCCACAGCAAACATCCGTGAAGAAAGCGGACAGTTAATCTCGGACACATTAAATTTGGGAATCATGTATACGTTCTATGACGATAATCCGGGGGACTATCCAAGCTACTTTCTTGACGCTTTTGTTGACAAGTTATGTTCAGACATAGCTTTTGTAATTATAAATTCAGCGACGATAGCTAGTGCTTTCGTTAAGAAGTATGAAACAGTTTCACTGCCAAAGGCGATGAGCGCCAATTCCCAGACCGGGAACCAACAAGCCTTAAACGATTACGCATGGACGGAAGCCAAGTATTCTGATTGGCAACATGACGCATAGGAGGATTTATGCCATTACCAAATCAATTGTCTGGAACAGCGGCGTTAACGAGTACTGCTTTATCCGCTGACGGGACAACAATAGTCCAGACATTTACACAGAACTTAACACAAGCGCAGTTGACGATGGCTTTAGCACAAGCTCAAAATCAACTCGCTCAATTAACAGCACAGATAGCCAACATTAACGCTAACATTGCTAACTTGCAAGGACAATTAGCCCTGTTCCCTGTTCAAGCAACACAATAGGAGAATGTCGTGGTAGTTCATAATGAAAGAAGAAAAGGAGCATGGTCAACCCCATTTGCTCTGCTGTGCTTATCAGCAATGTTTGGCATTATTGGTTGGAGTGGTAGTCAAGTATTGACTGATGTAAAAGAGAATGTCATTGATATTAAAAATGGTCAGGAAAAGATTTGGGCAGCGGTATCTAATTCAAAAGCAAGGGCAGATTGTATCCAGGATCAATTAGCTAAATGTTGTAAGGAATCTTTATATTGTGCATGACGAAAGATGATATCATAAGAAGGCTCCAAAAATTACCAATAACTGAATGGTTATTGATGAAAATAATAAATGAGCTGGTAGAAATGGGAGTTTTAAAATTGGAGGACGCATGAGTTTTTTACAAAAGATAGACGGAAGCAAGACATATATTTTGGCAATAATCACAGGTGTTTTCACGCTGATTCATTTTATGGTTACAGGAGACTACTCTCTTGCATCATTTATTCAGCTATCACAAGACGCTACGGTTCTAGCAATGGTGGCTGCTTTGCGTCACGGGATTGCAAAGGCGGGGAATCAGGGAGTTATCAATCAAGGAGGGAAATAATATGAATTTTATTCAGATA